ATGGTCTATCAGCACTTGGATAGCGTCACCGTAGGCCAGGTCTGCCATGAGCGCATTATTCACAGCATCTACATGGTCCGCCAGTGCGATACCGAGCCGCATTTTCAGCGTACTTTCTACGTTCTCGATATTGGCCTCCAGGCGCTCATACTTGGAAGCCTGGTCATCAATTAGCTGGTTGTTCTCATCGAGCAGCGGGATGGCGCTATCCCATGCCATATTCAAGAGCGTTTGTTTCTTCTCGGTATCTGACAATCCTTTGGGTAAGTCGGTGGTCATAATCCCGAGATTGTCCAGAATGAGCGGGGACATACGCCCGATACCTGTAGTGATGTCGTCAATGGCCTGCACCGGACCCACGCCCATTGCTCGCCCCAGCGCAATAGCAGAGGTGGTCAATCTCTCGAACTCTTCCGGCGTAGTGGCGACGCCCAGCTTGAGCGCCCTGTTCGCTACGCCCATAGCGGTCATCTGGTCAATGGTTCCATTGGATGCCCTTGTAATGGCGGCGGTAATCTGGTCCATACTCTGACCGAATGAGCCCGCCAGGGCATCACCGGCCTCAGCGAGGCGCATTATCTGAGCGCCCTCTTTGGCAAAGTCAAACGCCTTTTTAGCGGCAATCGCAGCCGCCGCAGTAACGCCCAGCGCCGCGCCCACGGCAGCGAAGGCCTGCTTCATGTTGTCCGTGGACTTCTTAGTATTCTTTTCTGCGCCCTTCAGCTCGCCGGACATCTGGTCCTTGAGCTTCAGGACTACCTCTAATACAGGACTAGCCACGTTTTTTCTCCGCTATTTCACCAGCCACTCTTCTGTATGTCAAAATACGCTCCCACCAGTATTCAGAGCATTCTTCCTCGAACTGCCAGGGCGGAATCCCCCATTGGTTAGCCAGATTGTAGATTACAGCCCAGTCCGGCGGCGCACCACGCCCAAGCATGGAACGGCGGAGCGCCCTTACTTGTTTCCCGGCACTTCACCTGAGCCGCCGCCTACCAAGTTCATGAGTTCATCGTAATCATTCTGGCTCATGTCCCATAGGGCTTCCCGTGCTTGCTTGCGGTCCTTCGGTTCCTTGACAAAGGGCAGAAGGAACTCTATAAGCACATCGAAGCGCTCCGGCGTAAGCGAATCTTCAGAGAAGAACTCAGCGGCCTTTCTCTGTCGTTTCAAATAGCCGGGCGCTTCTGGTCCGGGTACTTCAAATACCAGTTTGCCCATTATTCACCTCAAGATAGAGCGTTGGCCTGCGTCTTGCATTGTGCAGCGACCATGTTGGGCATCCCCTCAGTCACCTGTCCTGCAAGGTTCAGGCTGTATGTTATTACTCCGTCATTGTCCTCATAAAATTCTGGAGGTTCAGCGATTACTCCGCCAAAATCAAATTGTACATAGTCGCTGTCGCTCAGGAATTTCACGCGTACATTCTTCTCTATCCCTTCGGTGGTTGCACCAATGGCATCGACCATGTGCGGCTCTGTGAGCGCATCAATCTCCAATACCAGACTCAACTCGGCATCCCATTTCATATCCTGTGAACCGGAAGGCTCCAGGTCGCCCACATGATAAATGGGCGCTCGATTGGTATTGATTGTCAGTTCGCCGGAGAAGGTCAGATTGGAAATATCAGACGATGTGCCCGGTGCATCGGTGGCCGCATCAATCCAGATTTGCCCATGCGGCGCGGTTGCCACATCTGCGTCCCTGTCCGTTGCGCTTCCGAATGTATCCGTCGCCAGTGACTTTCCAAACATTGTCCATTCGTAGGTCACGGGTTCACCGGCATTGAACGAGATAGATAAACTCGTACCCGTTCCGCCCGCCAGGCTCCAGATGTGCGTTCCATCCCCATATACAACTGTGTTGTATCTGGGATCCGCAATGTCAGAACTTTCTAGTGGTCCTGTAAATGACCACGTTCCGCCGCTGGCATCCGTTGCCAATCCGTTAGAGGCGGGCATGTCCGTATCCAGATCCCTGAATACGTTACTCAGAATATAGGGTGCATCTTCATACATCAGCATCCCGCCGATGGTTCCCTCTGCGCCCTTCTTCTGCACCACAGACTCATAGGATTGGGCGAGCGTTCCGCGCAGCTCGTCAGATAACTGCTCGATTTCATGCGTTGGCGTTAGCGTTACTTCGGTCACGCCCATGAGCTTCACTGTTGGCGGTACTCTGGTTCCCCAGGTAACTTCCGGCCCTATGTGAACCTCTAGCCCCGCTGTTGGTTTTCCCATATTATTTTCCTCGCTACTGCAAACGCTCTATCACCGCCAGCGTTACCTCAACGCCGAAATAGGGCACGTTCTCATCGCCCCACAACATATCTGACCTCAGGTCAAACTCGGCGCTTTCGATTTCTGACTTGGTGGTAGGCATTCGGTTTGCCCGTATCGCTTCCATGTAGGAGCCTGCATAATTCACCAGTTTCTCGTAGGCTTTACGCAGCCCTTCCCCTTGTGCGGCGGGCTTTAGATAAAACAAGTCACGTATATACCATGTTGCTGTCGCCCCCGTCCCCATCGTTGCAAATTCGAACGTAGGAGATGCAGGGAGTGTCAGTATTCTTATCGGAGCATCATTGGATTTGAGCGTAGTCTCACGCAGCTCATCCAGGTCCCTGCATGGGATAGGAGTATCGCTGTCAAATACATCTGAGTCATAGGTGATGGTATCCCACCCCTCTATAGCCCCGTAGATTTGTCGTATTTGGCTCATACGTCCAACAGCTCCATTTCCTTATAAAAATCAAGGATTGAGAGGACATCCTGGGGCATCCGTGACGGCATGACCAGAACACCCTCGCCGGTCAACAGCGGTCTGTCCAGATCCGCACTTGACTCACGCTGCTTATACATCCAGTTTACCAGTCGGATGCAGGCATGTTTGATGTCGGCGGGGGCTGATGTAGCATAGCCCCACACCGCATCAATTACAATCGCATTTTCCGGGTTGCTGTCATACGTCCAGCTTACCGAGGAGTTAGCGACTAGGGTTACTCCGTAATATGGCTTACTGTTGCGGGGTTCTGTCACCCAGTTGTCGGAACCTATATCACTGGTCCCGTCTCCATTACCGACATGAGTTATAGATTGTGCCACCTCGTCAAACCATAGAGTATTACTGGCCACATCTTCACCGGCATCGAAATAACGTAAATCCGACGCGGCCTCGAATGTCCGGCCCACATAATTATCTATGACTTTTTCTGCCGCTGCTATGAGCGTATTTATCAGCACAAAGTCATCGGTATCCGATTCGAAATCGCCATAGGCGAAAACGTCTGAGGCGCTACAGTATGCCATAGTATTTCCTTTATTCGATTGTCAGGTAACTACAACCGTATTAGTCTGACCTATATTGGAACTCGTATTCGTTCCGCCATAGAGAGCCACTCCAACGGCAGCATGTATATCACTGTCGTTGAATGTTGCCTCCACGGCCAGTACCCCAGTCTCCATCGCATTCTCTTTGAAGTCCAGAGAAATGAGATACAGCCCGGTTGATTGGTCCGTGTCCATCAGATAAAAAGCATCGGTTGAAGTTGAGATTTCCGCAGCGTCCGACGCATTGCCACTGGATGCCCATTGGACGTTTGCCTGCCAGCTCTTGTCACTTGAGTTTGTATGACTGAAGATAAACAAGGCCGCAGCGTAACCGTCTATAATGGGATTAGTGTCATTGTCAGATGCCAATTTGGTTGCAGAACCGTAGTTTGCCGGAGACAGTAACTGTCGAAAAGCTACATAGTTGGATAGATCGCGTCGCATGATTTTATCCCCCCTATGCCATTATTCCGCCAGCCCAGGCCTCTTCTTGCAGCACAGCGCCGCCCCATCGTATATCCCAGTAGAATCCCACCTGGCCACTTTGCATGTGCAAGTACGGATTTCTCCGCATTCGCAAGCCTCGCCGCTCAACCAGTGCGTAATACTCAGGGTCGCCTACCATGATTACACATTTCGCTGATGCAATCGTGTCGATACTGTCATCATTGAAGACAGGCCGATTCAATAGCACAGAGAGCCATGCACCACTTGAGGCTACGCCTGCATACGCGTAATTGAACGCACTTGGAAATACAAAGTTGTTGGCATCCCGAATCTTCCGCAGATATGCTTCCGTTTGGGGATCCATTAGCCAGACCGAGTTCTGTCGATAACCGGCTTTGAGCTTATAGAACAGCTCTGGGATTTCATCAGCCGTGATATTGCCGGATGAGTCAAAGGTGAGAGCATTGGTGTCTCCACCCACGAACACACCCTCAGGCTGTGAAGAGCCCGTACCGGTTGCACAGAATTTCGATTCGGTGAGCGCCCATGCGCGAGCTACTCCGCTGGACATCCAGCTTTCGAGGCCAGCTGCATCATCTTCCAGGAGTTCGTCAGAGACAATAATCTCTTTCGTCATCTTGTGAACGGTGATGGCAACCTGTCCGAATACCGGAAGGTCAGTGGCGTAAGTCGCTTCCTCTGCCGAGACAGAGAACTGAGCAATCTCCGTGGATTCTGTTGGAATATTTACCTTTGCGAGATTCGTTGGTATAACTTTCACGCCAGCCTGTCGAGGCCATGACCTTTCATCACGCTTCTCGATAATGTCAGCATAGAAGTCATCGGGCACAAGGTAGCCGCCCTCAGGGTCATTCCCCTCCTGCAATCCGGCCTTTGTCTCGCCCTGCCATTCATCCTCACGCGCTTCAAGTGCGCGAAGCTCCAGCGGGGCTTTCCCTGTTTTCATCCAGTGGACAAATGCTTTCTTGCCGGTGTGGTCGCCCTCCAGGGGGTTTGACACCTTTGGGACTGAGAAGGTTTGGGCATTCCGCACCGCCTCGTCCTCGCTGCGCTTTTCGGAGATGCCCGCATTGTATCCAGCCTCATAGAGCGCTGTTTCTTGCTCTTCTTTGGCTTTCCGCTCTGCTTCTCTCGCCTCAACCGCTTCAAGTGCCTTTGCAACGATCTCGTCCATGTTTAATTCTTTTTCCTCGCTCATGATTTACCTTTCCTTGCCAGCCACGCTGCTATCGTGGCGGCGATTATATATTTTGCTTTGCCTTCATCGTCCCGCACTGAATCCGCCTCTACCTCTTCGGCCTTTGCGAACTCCTCCGGCGTTTCAAGTCCAGCAGCGGCAAAAATCTTCCCTATGATTTCAGCCCCGAGTGTTCTAAATTCTGCGGGCCTGCTAGTTAGTGATACCTCAGCGATAGGCCATGATGTTATGTGCTTGCCGAATCGCTCTACCAAATGCGATACTGCGCCGCTTGACCATCCGAGATTTTCGAGATAACCGTCCTTCGCAAACTGCAACAGCATCTCTACATACTCCGCATGGCGCGGCATTACCGCTTCAATCTGTAATCCAATTTCGTCAGCGGTCAATCTCTTGACCTCGCCAATAACCGCCGGGGCATGTTCTACCAGGAGCGGCTTCGAGCCCTTATAAACATCCAGCCAGAAGTCAGTTTCCTTAGTGAAGTATTCCCCGTCCAGGTCCAGTGACTCCTCATTGCCGAATACCACCGCATATCCGCCCAGTGTCACATATTCATCGGTGATTGATTTTATTTGTACTCCCTGTTCTTTCATCTTGTCCACCTCTTGATAATCTCTGCTGTTATCATATTCACCAACTTGGGCAGTGTCTCCTCGCCTGTTTTCCTCAGCGACTTCCACCCGTAGTCAGTGCCAAAATGCCTGAATATT